AAGAAAAAGGCTACTACACCATGCTAGATGCCGTAAGGATTGGTGAATGGTTTAGAGTCAACGATCCAGAAAAAACAGTAGAAGTCATTGAAACAGAAACGAGTGATTATTAATGGCTATCTATACTTGTGAAAACTGTGATGAATTTAAGGATGACGATTGGTCGCCTTGTACTGCAACTAAAAATTTAATTTGGGTCTGCGAAGAATGCTTGCCTGAAGTGGAGGAAGAAGAAAATGAATAAATCAGAAAGTATTGCTAACCTTGCGTTAGCTCTAAATCTAGCGCAACAACAAATGGGTGGCGCTGTTAAAGACAGCACAAACCCTTTCTTTAAGTCATCTTATGCCGACCTGACATCTGTCATTAAGGCAGTCAAAGACCCACTATGCGCCAACGGCCTTAGCTATGTCCAGTTTCCAATTACCAGTACTGGCGGTAACGGTATCGGTGTTGAAACAGTGTTGATGCATAAAAGCGGTGAGTGGGTAAGTAATGAGTTTACTATGCCAATGGTTAAGTCAGACCCACAGGCAGCGGGCGCTTGCCTCTCGTATGCGCGGCGGTATGGATTATCCAGCGTCCTGGGGCTTCCAGTTGCAGATTCGGACGCAGAGGCAGCGATGATGCGGGGAAAGCCAGTTGAGCCGTCAGAGGCCGAGCTATGCGCTGAAGCAGTATTTAGAAACAAGCCATCAGTTGATGCGGTTGTAAGTTATTTAGCTGACCCAACCCCTGAGAACGTACTGTTAGCTAAGGAAGCATTTGGTGAGATTAGTGAAGATGATCAGAGGGCTATGTGGAAAGCGCCAACAAAAGTATCTACTGCTCCATTTACAACTGAAGAGCGAAAGCTTTTGAAGGGGGCGTAATGTGGATATTGCCGAAAACATTAATCCCCTTAGAACCATCAGCCTCTGCTATGGATATGGCGGTGTCGAGCTTGGAATCGAGTCAACAGGACAACCTATTAGAAACATCCTTATTAGTGAGATCGAAGCCTATCCCGTTGCAGTCGCACTTAAGAAAATGCAAAAGGGACAAATGGTATCTTGCCCTGTGTGGACAAATCTCAAAACATTGGATGCCAGACCCTACAAGGGATGCGTGGATTTACTCACAGCCGGGTTTCCTTGTCAGCCATTCTCAGCCGCAGGAAGTCGAAAAGCCGACAAAGACCCAAGACACTTATTTCCAGACATCCTTAGAATTATCGATGAGTGCAGACCAGGAAGAGTCTTCTTTGAAAATGTCGAAGGAATCATCTCAGCAAAAATGCATGACAACACCCCAGTATTGCTCTATGTCCTTAGAACATTGGAAAGCCGAGGTTACCGAGCAACGTGGTCTATATTCAGCGCGGAAGAATGTGGCGCACCTCATCGAAGAAAAAGAGTCTTTATCATGGCCGACTGCAAGGACTTCCGATGCGGAGGGGGGCAGGATAGACACAGTGATAACGGATCAGGGATTCAAGTCGATCAGGAAGACCAGCAATCAATTCTTTGGGGCGAAGCTCAGGGATGCTGTGGAAACCTCGGAAGAGAAGAAATGGTTGACACCATCGACAGTGGACATCGACAGAACCCCAGAAGGGATGGAGAAGCGCAAGCAATACAGGGAGAGCATCGGTCGGAAGTATGTCGAGGGATGCCTGACGGAGCAGGTGAAGAATCAAGAGCGAAGCCAGAAATGGGCTACGCCACGAACTTGCTCGGCAATGACCGCAAACATAACCGAGAATACTGCCAAAGCGAAACACCCCAATCTGGAAACTCAGGTAGCCAAACAACAGTCTTGGGCTACGCCAAATGCGAGAGATTGGAAGGATTCAGTGACGAAAGTGGCGAAAACCAGAAAAGACGGGAAGAAAAGAAACGACCAGTTGCCTCGACAGATAGCGGAGTTAAATCAAAAGAATTGGCCGACACCCGATGTAGCGCAAGCTCAGAAGGTCAGCAACAGACCGAACTACGGCCAACTGGGGTTAGCGAATCATCCACAAGTACATGGCAAGGAAGTGGATCGAGAGCCGATGAAAAAAGACAGGCCTGGCCAGCCGGGGCAGGAAGTTTCCAGTACGAATGGGAAGAACCAAGAGTCATATGGAAAACTGAACAGTGCGTGGGTGGAGCAACTGATGGGTTTACCCACAGGGTGGACAGACTTAGACTTCTGGGAAATGGAGTAGTACCAGCAACAGCAGCAGTAGCATGGAAAACTTTAAGCAATCGATTAACTAACTAAAGGGGTTTGTTATGAGTAATAAGCAATGTGAAAGAATCATGGAATATCTTGAAAGTGGTAAAAGACTTGATAGAAAAAAAGCTTACATTGATCTTGGAATCATGAATGTTACGGCCAGGATTACTGAGTTGAGAAATGAAGGGATTCCAATAGTAACTGAAATGAAGACGGTTAAGAACCGATGGAATGAGAAGTGCCGGGTGGCAGATTGGTATTTAGATAACGATAGTTAGGCATCGCCTCCCTTTACGCTGCCGCTGGTCAGTTAAGCCTAACAACCAGCACCTAATTTTTTTGGAGATTATTATGTGGATTAGCTTAGATTTTCACCCTATGGACGATTATTTTATTGAAGATATTCATATCAATATGGATTTGATTGTTCATATGCACAGAAATGAAAACTTAACGGTCCTTACCGATATACGCGGTAATAAAGTTGAAGTGATACAGACTGTTGAGCAAATTTTTGAGGATATGCAACGTGCAGTATCTTAAAGGTCATTTAAACCACGACCCAGTTTGGCATAAGGGTCTTAAAAAGAGGAAAAAAAGTATGGAACAGTATGACAACACCAATAAAGGCGTTTTGTTTAAAGAGCAGGGACAAAAGGCTGAAGATTGGCACGATGATTATAAAGGCACGATTGATATTGAAGGTGTCGAATATTGGATTGGTGCAGCAGTTCGTAAATCAAAAGCTGGCGTACCTTATATGAAATTAAACGTCAGGAAGAAGGAAAGTAAGGCGGCAGAGATTAAAGAGTCTCTAGACAAGCCATACCTTAACAAGCACGTTGATCCTTTACCTGAAGATGATATACCGTTTTAAGGAGGGGTCATGGGTATTCTAGCTGAGTGCGAGAAAAAGATAAGTCACTTAAATAGCTATAAGTTTAATAGCAAGTTTAAGTGCCGAGTAAAAGATCCAGACAATTGTGTTGGATCTTACTTTCTATTTAAGGGCAGTAAAAGGAATCATCACCTGGCTCAAAGATCAGGCAAAAATGGTGAATACAACATCATAGCGACAATACAGTCACTATCTACACTTGCAACAATGGTGGATATTTTGTGTGATATCCTGTTGGATAAAGATAGAGAGTTAGATTTTGAGCTAATGAGTCTTCAGGGTAAGCACAATGCGGAGGTTGGAGTAAAAGCCAAAGACTTGATGCTAGCCAATCAAAGGGAGCTGATACAGGAACATAATGCTATGACGGTTTCGTTGTCGCATATCAAAAGTAAGTACACTATCTTAAAAGCTGAAAGAGCAAAGATGAAAGCTTATGTTAGAAGACATTTTAAAATTTAGGGTGTTCAATTGAAAGAATTCATAGTCAATCCAATCAACGAAGGTACAGTGCAAGATTTCTTGCACCAACTTGAAGAAATCTTGAAGTTAAAAGAACCTGTAAAGATTACTATGAAGAAGTATACGCAGTCTTCCCTGCCCCAGAAGGCCTTGTTGCATATCTGGGTAAGGGAATACGCTGCATATCATTATAAGAAATCAATCAAAGAATTATCAGACTCAGAACAAACAAACATGAAGGTCACTTTAAAGCAAAGAGCATACAAAGAGTATGGCTGGGACTTTCTGACTAAAAAAGTAACTAACGTAGAGACAGGCATATCGGCCCATATATTAGAATCAATATCTGAATACGATAAGGGCGAGTGCTATATGTTTATGGAATTCATGCAGGATTATTGTGCAGCCAAGGGTTTAATTTTAGAAAGCTCTGGCGAGTTTAAGAGATTAAAAGATGAGTCAATGGGACAGTGAACCAGTAAAAATTATCGATCATTTGCCTGCAACCCCGGCAGAACTTGAGCTATTACAGCTAGAGAAGCTGACTGAGGGAGAGCTTGAAATGGTTGGTTATACTTCAAGTAAAGAATTTTGGGATCGATATGCTTACAAATGAAGATGTTGAGAATGCTTTATTAAGCTGTCTCAAAGAGCGTGACGGCCAAGGGACAACAAGCTTGGTGCGTAACTCAATGTTAGACAGAAACACCGTTAGCCGGGCGTTAAAGAGGCTTGATCATCGAGGTGTTATTTATGTTGCATCAGGTAATGGCAGCACAAAAAGAGGTAACACTTGGTATATATCAAGAAATAAAGACGCGCCAGCGTATAGGCTCAAGACCAGAAAATGGGACTTGGACCTATTTACTTAACCATCAGCGAGCATATTGGCAACCCTGATGCTGCGATTACCTACCTGCCGGGCGTAGTTAGAATCAAGTAATTCAGTGCCAGCTAATTCAAATAAACCCTGCTCAATATAGGAAATAGTCTTTTTGAACTGCTTAAACTTAGACAGGCCCATATTAAAGACCAGGTTTATAATGGCCTCTCTGCGCTTCTCAGTGAGGTCAGAGAACCAAGGGAACTCAGCCATACATTCACCTGCTACTCTGGCTATATCGTTCTTTAAGAGATATCTAGCCTCTTCATCAGTGATTCCGACAGAAAGATTTCGACCCACTCCAATCGTGGGATGCCCCATGCTGCAATGGTACATTTTCAATTCTAAGCCTTCATCGATAATAAGCTGATCTGTCAGCCGTTCTAGGTTAACCAAGGAAATACCTCCCAAAATTTTTAGTCTTTAGCGTGACTCGCACCAAAGTAAAAGGCACTTATGCCTGAAACAAGTCCACCGAGATACCCCAAGACAAGAGAAACAATAGTATCGCTGTTAGCGTCAGGGGGCTGAACAGTAACGAGAAAGATATACCCAATGAAGCCAAAAAGACTAACCAATCCAAATACTCTTGGTGTCCAATCTCCCTTGTGAGCTTTCCTAGCATCCTGAACATCAGCAGTCTCCAAAGCAAAAATATCAACTTCCATCTCTGCAAGTTTAGCTTCAAATTCTAATTCTGCCTTTTTTATTTCAAGTAATTGCTCTGGAGATGCTGTCTGCATCGCAGTAGAAATAGATTTGGCATCGTTTTTGCAACCTAGTACCGCTGAAATTGCTTGTGCCGCAGTTCCCCCTAGAGGACCAGCTAAAGCAGTACCCAGAGTAGGGGCAACAGCACCAATAATGCCTTTTAATGCACCAAAGTTCATTTTTGACTCCTATTTTCTTACAAAACGCCTAAGTGAAGGCACTCTCACAGCTTTGACAGGTTCTGCTTTTGGCTTTGCAGCTTCCTTTTTTTTCACAGGTTCTTTTTTAGATGGAGTTTTTACTTCATCATTCATTTCTTTTTACCTTTTTTGACTGGCTTTTTTTTGCCCTTTTTCATTGGTGGGCGACCCATTTTTGATCCGTATGTACCTTTACCTTGTGGCATTACTTTTTCCTCTTGGTTGGTTTTTTCTTAGCTATATCTGCATCAGCCTTTCTAGCACCGCCTTTACCTGAAACAAAACTATTAACCCGGCCCATAGCCCATGCAGCCATAGGAACATTACGAGAGCCACCACTTAAATAAGCGCCTTGACCCCTGCGATATACCTTTTCAAGCTGACCAGCAGTAAACTTACTGCCCTCTGCTTTTTTCTTTAAAGTCGCCTTAACGCTTGCGCTTAGGGGTTTTCTTGGTGGTTTTTTTGCGGCCATCTTGTGCAACCCTCGATTTCTGTACTGCTTTTACGTCAATAAATTCACCACGTTTGTAAGCTGCGGCAGTTTTTTTAATTTCAGCGGCCTTTTTAGATTTGTTTTTAGCGCCAGATAGATACTTTTTAGCAACGCCTGTTTTCTTATCTTTAGCCACCTTTCTAAACTTAGCCATTACCACTTCACCTTGTCAGCCCAGTAAGCAGCAGACATCTTACCCTTGGCTATATTCTTTGCATGACGCGCCTTAAAGGACTTTCTTTTGGCTTTTACTGCGTCAGATTCACCTGCTTTTGGCTTACCTGCGGTCTTAGCACCCTGCTCACCAAAACGAATAGTCTTTACCTTGTCACCCACCTTAGCAACAACAACGTGAGACTTTTTAGGATGACCTGGTGTTCTTTTAGGTTTATTAAAACCCTCTACACCAGCACGTTTTAATCTAGGATCTTTAGCCACTTTTCTTAGCCTTTTTCTTAGCTTTAGGCGCTGCTTTAGGTGCAGGTTTTTTAATAAAATTAGCCCAAGCAACCTGTATGGCGCTCTTTAATGCTGTGATTCTAGCAGATGCTATAGCTTTATATTTAGCTATTACATCTCTTATTTCATCAATAAAACTTTCCATAATCTACCCCAATGGTGAACTTGCCGCATCTAAACCTTTCCACAGATCATCAACCTCTGCTTTGAATTTATTTACTTGAGCTTCAAACTGCTTAATCGCATCAGCCATAGCCTTGTACTCATTTCTAACTTCAATCCAATCCTTTTCCATTGCATTGACTTTAGCTGTAGATTCTGAGGCATTTGACAAGACTTCAGCTTGTCGCTCTTTTATACTAAGGAGTAGCGTGTCAAGTTCAGCGAGCTTGCCTTGCAAATGCCCTAAATCATTATCCTCTATTTTAGTCCTAATACTAGCTAATTCTAGCTCAATTGGCTCTATATTGGGTATAGATTCAGCAGTTTGCTCAAGATTTGACTCAATATTATCAATTCTTGACACAAATTCACTTGCCGCCCATATACCACCGCCTATCGTAGTGGCAAAAGACATAAGGATAGCAATGTAAATACCTTTAAATTTAGTGCCACCTACGTCTAATTCTATATCTTCAATACCCATTATAAACCACCTAAGTTACCGTTCTGATTGTTGTAATTAGTGGTTGGGTTTTCGTTAGTAACATCAATAACATCTTCCATTAATTGTACGGGATCATAGAGTTTAGCATTTATTTGATAACCTGACCCCATAGATGCCACTGTTTCACCTGAACCATAGCTGTAGGCGCTGTACATTTCATTGATGCTAACAGGAGGGGTATCACCATAAAAGCCGTCATAGACCTCTGTAGTGGCTTGTGTCCACCCTATATTGTCTGCGTTGTTAAAAAACACACCTTGTAGGACAGTATCAGTAGCATTATCCCATGTAATCGTCATTTGGTCTGACCACGCATCATACGCGACCGTAGAGTTAGTCATGTTGGATAATGTAGCAATACCATCGTAATTAATCATTGCAAGGGTTGAGCTATCTTGGCTTGCCCATAAGCTCGCTGTAGCCGCTTGTGCTTTATCCTCAATAATATCAAGTGATTGATTGAATGTTTGGACTGTTGATTGGTCAATTTGTACATCGTTCGCACGAATATAATTCTGTAGTTGGATACGCTCATCGTCAGTTTGAGCATTAACAGCCTCTGTATATATTGCTTCTGCCTTTGAAATCTCAGTTGCTGCTCCTGAAAACATCTCAATAGCCGCTTCCATTTGATCCATATTCTCTTCATAACTATCCACCAGTAAATGTTCAGCCGAATAATAATTAGCATTCGCTGTATCTAAGATAGATTGATTATAGTACGCGACCTCAAGAAGATCTATTTTGTGGCTGTCTGTTCTACCTGCTACCGGGACAACTAATCCATCCACTGAATCAGCAGATCCTGGTACACCTAGAGACATTTCAACGACACTTGCTTGCGCGTCACTGACCTGTGTATTGATGTAATTAGCGGTATTGACTAACTCTTGTATCTCTACAAAATCACCAATTGGCCGTAAAGGGTTAATATTAGGATCAATAAGACTGCCGAAAGTAACAGCTTGAGGATAGTAGACACCAGTATCACCACTCAGTTGTGCGGAAGCGCTCAGAAACAGACTTAGCATCGCCATTTTCTTTATGTTCACCGTTTGTACCTCCATTGATGCCTAACGCGACATCAAAATATTCCTTGTTGTCTTCATATCCCCTGACAAATAAAGTAGGTTTTCGTTTCATCATTAAGTAAGCATTCTTACCTGCTACCACCTTACCGCCTACAATAAGGGGACATGGTGTCCCTGATTCAAACATAGACATCCAGTTATCATCATGCTGGCACATTCTGGTAATTGCCGCTATCTTCATGTTTAGCGTAAATAGCATTTGAGCATCTTTACGCCTGTTACAGTCTTCATCTTCTACATACTTGCCAGAGCTTATACCTATTTGTAAGGTAGATACACCCCCACTGGTAGACTTTAAGCAGCTATCATT